ATTTTGCCCCCTGCTAGGTGGTGATGTAGGTGAAGATGATGATGCCGGGCTTGCCGGCGCCGCCCGAGGACTTATGGCCGCCGCCGCCTGCACCGCCGTACAGGCCGCCTGCCGACCCGGGGTCGGAGCCGGTAGTGTTTGTCGAACTCGCACCGCCGCCGCCGGGACCGGCCGTCGCGCCGTTTGAGGTCTGCGACCAGTAGCTGCCCGGACCGCCGGACGTGGGGGTCGGGGCAGCGACGCCGCCGGAGCCACCACCACTGCCCGAGGGATTGCCGGCGCCGCCGTTGTCGCCCGAGCGATCGCCGCCATCACCGTCAGGACCCGCCGCACCGCCGCCGCCTCCACCGGACGTCGCGCTTAGGCCGCCGCCGGAATACTTGGTCGAACCGACGCCCGAGGCTGCGACACCGCCTTGGCCGTTCGCAGCACCACCCTTCGCGAGCACGCCATCGGTCGTCGTGGTGGGCGCGGCATTCGACGTCTTGTTGAGCCACGTGTCACCGCCGGCTGTGCCATTGCCGAATGTTCCACCGGTGCCCCCGGTGCCGATGTTGACAAACACCGATGCGCTGGCCAATAGGCCCGCGAGAGCTGTGATCTTGGAATAGGCGCCGGCGCCGGCACCTTTGCCGATGCCGGATAGGGTACCGGCGCCGCCCGCACCGGCTCCGATGCACTCGATCGAGACGAGAGAGGCGAAGTCGGCAGGGATCGTGAACGTCGACCCCGAAGTGATGAAGACGATTTTTGTCGCACCGCTTGTCGAGACTGGCATCGAGCCGGCAGGGATAAAGCCCGGCAACATCAGCGGACATCCTTGCGCAGAGTGCCGTGAACCACGGGTCCAACGGAGTTCAGCACCGTGTAATGGAGAACGTCCTTGGCGGCCGTGACCGCCGTGAGGCTAGGTTTCACGCCATTGTCGAACACCCAGCCGCTTGCAAAGCCCATGGTGCGCGGTGTGGTGGCGTCCTGAGTGATCTCGATCCAGCCGCTCTGACCGGTCTTGGCATTGGTCGGTGCCGCAAGGGTGGAGTTCCCCGTTCCCGTGGTGACGTTGAAGTTGATCCCCGTTGAGAGGTCGACCGCCGTGTTTCCGCCAGCGGTCCAGCTGAGCGCAACGCGGCCAGCGGCGGCCCAGGCCTTGTCGGCGGTCACCACCTTGCCGGCCGTGGCAGCCAGGTATTCGGCCGCCGTCATTTCATTGAGGATCGCTGAACTTCCGAGAGCAAGGGCGGTGCGCCCTGCCGCGGCACTGGCGGCGACGAAGAGTGCATCGCCGACGGTCGTTGAGCCGAGGTTGCCGCGCGCCGTGGCCGGGTTGGCGAGGTCGGAGAGGTTGCTCGCCTTAGCCAGCTTCAGCGCATCGGCAGTGTCGACATATTGCTTCGTGGCCGCCCCGAGGCTGGCCGTCGGGTCCGCGGACAACACCAGGAGACCCGTCATGGTGGCGCCGGACTTCAGCACGAAGGTGTCGACGTACTGCTTGGTGGCAGCGTGCAGTGCAGAAGTCGGGTCGGCGTTGAGGGTCAGGAACCCCGTCATCGTGCCGCCGGACTTGTCCAGCTTGCCCGTGATCGCCGACGACGATGAAGTGTCGCCGACCAGGTCCCACTTGCCGTTCGCATTGTAAATGATGAACTGACCGGCGCCGCAGGTCGACGGCGCCCCGTTCAGATGGGTGTTCCACGAACTGTCGACGGTGCCGGTGGTCGACACCGCATAGTAGTTGCCGACGCTGTAGGAGCCTGACAGCGCATAGGTCGTGGTCAGGTTCACGGTGCCGAGGTAGGTCGAGGAGACCGGAACCAGCGACGAGTCGAGGACGCCCGAGGCGTTGAGCTTCACGACCTTTCCGGCATAGGCCGATGAGCCACCGACCGAAGTCTGGTAAGAGCCGCCGTCGACATACTGCTTCGTGGCCGCATGCAGGGCTGACGTGGGGTCGGCATTCAGCGTCAGGAAGCCGGTCATCGTGTCGCCGGCCTTGATCACCTTCAGGGCGTCCGCGGCGTCGACGTATTGCTTCGTGGCTGCATGGAGCGAGGACGTGGGATCTGCCGACAGGGTGAGGAACCCCGTCAGTGTACCGCCAGTCGTCGCCAGCTTGCCGCTGATCGATGTCGTGAGCGTCGAGTTGATGGCGTCGACGTACTGTTTCGTCGCTGCACCGAGAGCCGCAGATGGGTCGCCCGATAGGACGAGCAGGCCGGTCATCGTGCCGCCGGCGAGCGCCAACTTGGCGTCAAGCGCCGCCTGGGTGGCAGTGTTGATGGTGGTCGACGACGACGATGCGTACGGCAGCGCAGTGAACGTGCTGGTCCCATCACCGACCTTGAGACGCACGTCAGTCGAGGTGACGACTTCGATCCCGATCTCGCCCAATGCCAGGACGATGTTGTTCGCGGCCCAATCGGCAGTCGAGCCGATGATCTGCCTCATTCTTGCGAATGTGTCAGCCAAGGCGTTCTCCTAGATGAATGCGAGTGTGATCAGGCCGCCGGGAGTGCGGGCGAGCCCGCGATGACGGTGTCCGTGGACGGCGTGGCCGGGATCCCGGCGCGGTAGTACGCAGAACTCGACGGCGAGGCGGGCGTGCCGCCTCTGATCCAGTTGCCGGTGAAAGTCACGATGCCCTGCGGCAGCGTGGTGACATCCATCTCGGCCGCCACGGTCACCCGCATCACTCCACTCGAGAGCGGTGCCATCGAGATGTCAGAAACATACCGGATCGAGTGCGGGATCAGATCACTGCCGGAGACCGAGAGCCCCGAGAACGGGCTTTCGAGTAGCATCGAGTGCCAGTCATAGCCCGACTCATTGGCCCAGGACTGCCACGTCCACAGCTGCGAGGATGTGAACACGAAGGACAGCGTGAACATCTGCCGATGTCGCTTTGCCTTGCGCCGCAGCCGGCTGTTGCCGCGATCGAACCGGACAAGGGCCAGGCCGGTTGCCGTCTGGACCCCATAATCGATGACCGTGGGGAGCGGGAGACCCGCTGGATAGCCAGCCATCAGGTCGCCGCCAGGTAAGAGCCGATCATCGAGGGCGCACTCTCCGCTGTCACGGTGACCTTCGCGGAGTCAGCCGAGAATTGGGTGGCAGAGAGATCCGAGATGAAGCGCACCAGCACCGGGGACAGCCAGTCTTCCGTTCTGCCGGCATAGAGGGTCGGCAGGCTGAGCTGAAACCACCTGTAGCCATTTGCCTGTACCCAGGAATACCAGCTCGCCCAATCGGAAATGCTCATCACGAAGGTGAGCATGAAGGTGTGCGGCATGGTGGCGTGGATCCGCCGCTGCGCCTGGTCGGTGGGGCCGTCGGCACGGGCCACGCCCATGGCCACGCTGGCACCGAAGCCCTCGAAGGCAGGAGCCGGGAGGTTGGAGGGATAGGATGTGGTCATCAGAGGTAACTCATCGCGCCTGTGAAGATCGAGGGCGCATAGTTCATGGCCTCGATCGACACCGTGTTGTCTCCCGTCGGCGCCGCAGCCGTCACAATGAAGTCGCGGACCAGCGTCGTGGCATCGCCGAAGGCAAAGTGGGTCGGATGGTAGTCGGTGCCGTCGGTGTCGACGTGGATCGTGGTCGCCGGCGCACCTGGGAGCACCATGATGTAATCCTTGGTGCCACGCGTCACGGTGACGGGGTCGGTCACTCCGCCGTCGGGTTTCCCGAATGCTACCTGCTTTGCGCCGCCCGACCAGTCGAGATCATGATCCACCGAGACGTTGAGGCCCGAGATCCCGATCACCTGTCCGCTGTCACCCCACTTCGGCACGTTGTGGGCGATACCGATGCGATCGCCGAGCTTCACAATGAGGCCCTCGAGCTCGGTATCGAAGCTCACCTTCTTGCGCTGCCCCTGGCGGCGCTGCCAGGTGAGGCGGGCATATTGAGCAGCGTGGGTGGCGTCCGTCACCCCCGGAAGCTTGAACTGGTCGGGCCGCAGCGATGTCGTCGGGTAGCGGGTGTAGGACGGCTTGACGTCCTTGGGATCGAGGTATTCGATCTCGATCCCGTCGGCCGCGCCCTCCTCGTCAAAGCTGTAGGCGACGCTCATGGAGTTCTCCACGATGTTGGCATCGGTGAAGAGCATGGAGCGGATGGACTTTACCCCGTCCTGCACGGCCGACATGGTCTGGCCGTCCGGAAGCGGCTCGGCGCCGAAGGGGGTGGTGATGGTGCGCAGCGCCTCCCAGACCGTTGTCCTGTCCTTGAACACATAGTTGAACTGGTATCCCGCCCATTTGGTGCGGAGGGCTGCAAGGGTCGTGACGTCGAGCTCGCTCCGGGGCCGGTTGGCG